CTAAAGCCTAACAAAACTAGAATCATGTCGTTCCCTAATGGGTTCAAAGATGCAAACGAAATGCTTAAGCAGAAGAAGTTCCAAGAGTTTACCCAAGCTTGGTGGAATTCTAAAACGTATACTCCTTCAGGTATCATGGAACTGTCATCCCAAAAGGCTGACTGGTTACATAGAGAAGAGAAGGAGAGTATTGCATATCCATGGGACGGACTTAACAAGAAGTTATATGGTATGCGTAAAGGAGAACTTGTTACCCTTACAGGTGGCACAGGTCTCGGTAAGTCTAGTGTGACAAGAGAACTAGAACACTGGCTTATTAAGAACACGGAAGACAATGTAGGTATTGTAGCACTTGAAGAGAACTGGTTGAGAACTGCTGATGGTATACTATCTATCGAAGCTAACGATAGGATATATTTATCAGAGAAGCGTAAGAATTATTCAGACGATGACCTCATGGGTTTGTTTGATAAGGCTATCCCTTCAGGCAGGGTGTTCATTCACTCTCACTTAGGTGCTACTGACATTGATGATATCTTTGCCAAGCTTAGATATATTATTGTAGGATGTGAATGTAAATGGGTAATCGTTGACCACTTACATATGCTTGTCAATGTTCTCCACGAAGGAGACGAGAGACGAGGTATTGATATGTTGATGAATAGATTACGTAGCTTAGTTGAAGAGACTGGTGTTGGTATGATATTGGTATCCCATTTACGAAGAGCAAGTGGAGACAAGGGACATGAACAAGGTATTGAAGTGTCCCTCTCTCACCTCAAAGGCTCACAAGGTATAGCACAGCTATCGGATTGTGTGATTGCACTAGAGAGAAATCAACAGGCAACTAATCCCGAAGAAGCTAACCTTACCAAGGTTCGTGTACTTAAGTCTAGGTACACCGGAGACACAGGATTAGCTTGTGGTCTTAGATATAACGCTGATACAGGTAGACTGTTTGAAGTATCAGAGGAGGAAACATTTGACAATGAACAATTCTAAAATAATATTTGACATAGAAGCTGATGGCTTAGACCCTACAGTTGTGTGGTGTATTGTAGCTAAAGAATTAAATGGTGCTGTGCATAAGTTTGATAACACTCAGATAGCTGAAGGGATTAAGTTCCTAGAAGATGCTGATGTATTGATTGGACACAACATCATAGGCTATGATATACCAGTGTTGGAAAAACTGCATGGTGTAAAACTCACTAACAAGTTAGAAGATACACTTGTCATGTCAAGACTATTCAATCCTATCCGTGAGAACGGACATAGTTTGAAGGCTTGGGGATGGCGTGTTGGTTGTTTGAAACAAGAGCAACCTGAAAACTTTGATGAGTTTACACCTGCTATGTTAGACTACTGTGTTCAAGATGTAAGATTAAACGAAGCTGTATATAATTACTTAATAAAAGAAGGTAAGATATTCAGTGAAGAATCTGTTAGTCTTGAACATAATGTGGCTAAGATAATAAAGCAACAAGAGAAGAATGGATTCTTTTTCAATACTCAACAAGCCATGGAACTACTGGCTGAACTTAAAGCAAAGCAACTTGCTGTTGAAGATGAAGTACACAGCACATTCAAACCTAAACTTGTAGATGATAAGTTAGTAACTCCTTATGTTAAGAAAGATGGAGAGTTATCTAAACGTGGTATGACTGATGAAGAATACGATAGATGTATCAAGACTCAAAGCGTTGAGCCTTTCATGAGACAGAAGTTAGTTGACTTTAATCTTGGTAGTCGTAAACAAATTGGAGAATATCTTATTGACTTTGGTTGGATTCCTAAAAAGTTTACACCAACAGGACAGCCGATTGTAGACGAAGGTACTCTGAAAAAGATTGAGCACATCAGAGAAGCTAAATTGATTGCAGACTTCTTACTCTATCAGAAAAGAATTGCACAGGTTACATCTTGGATAGATGAACTTAAAGATGATAGAGTTCATGGTAGTGTAATACCTAATGGTACTATCACAGGTAGGATGACACACAGAAATCCTAACATGGCACAAGTACCTAATGCAGGTAGTCCTTATGGTAAAGAGTGTCGTTCATGTTGGACTATACCCGAAGGACGTAAGCTTGTAGGTATAGATGCTAGTGGACTAGAACTTAGAATGTTAGCTCACTACATGAATGACCCTGAGTACATTGAAGAGGTTGTCAATGGAGACATACATACTACCAATCAAAACCTTGCAGGTCTAAAGACTAGAGACCAAGCTAAGACATTTATATATGCCTTAGTCTACGGTGCAGGAGATGCTAAGATAGGTAGTGTTGCAGGTGGTGGATTGAAGAAAGGTAAAGAACTAAAACAAACTTTCTTTAAGAACTTACCTTCACTCAAAAATCTAAAAGAGAAAGTACAGAAAGCATCTGAACGTGGATACCTTAAAGGGTTAGATGGTCGTAAGATATATGTACGTAGTCAACATGCTGCACTTAATACTTTACTACAAGGTGGTGGTGCAATAGCAATGAAGAAAGCAATGTGTTTCTTAGATGCCTTAATAAAACTAAATGGTATAGATGCTAAGTTTGTAGCTAACATTCATGACGAATGGCAGATAGAAGTACCTACAGAACAAGCTGATTTTGTGGGAGAACTAGGAGTTAAGTCTATTGAACGAGCATCAGAGCATTTTAAAATGAGATGCCCTCTAACAGGAGAATATAAAATAGGAGAGAATTGGTATGAAACGCACTAAAGAACATTCAACAAATAGAAAGGGAGACCTTGCAGAATTTTATGCAGTCACTTGGCTATGGGATAATGGCTATGAAGTATTTAAAAACTGTGGGTGTGACGGGTTCATTGACTTAGTAACTCGAGACCCTCAAGGAAACATAACATTAATAGATGTAAAGACTGCTAGAAGAGATTACAGAACTGCAGATTCTTATACATCAAGAACAACAAGAACTAAAAAACAAATCAAAGCAGATGTTAAGTACTTATTATACTTACCTGATACAAGAAAATTAAGATGGGTGGAACATAATGATAAATAAAAAAGAAGAACTTATTGACAAAACTGAATTAGATAGCTATAATAAATTTACGTCTGAGTCAGGACATTGGTATACTCAAGAGGGTGAACCAATGTATACTATCATCGGTGCTAATGGTAAAGAAAGAAACACAACTCTTAGAGATGCTAAGAAAGAAAAGTTAGTTCCTTCTGTTACTACTGTACTAGGTATGATAGCTAAGCCCTCACTAGAAAACTGGAAAATAAATCAAGCACTTAACTCTGCTCTTACCTTAGAAAGATACGAGGGAGAGTCCTCTGAATCTTTTGCTTACAGATGTAAGTATGATTCTAAAAAGATAGGTATGAAAGCTGCCGAAGAAGGTACTAAGATTCATTACCAAATAGAGAAAGGCTTTATTGGTAAGGGTAAGACTAAGCCTTACATGAAAATTAAATCATGGCTTGATGAAAACTTTCCTGATGAAGAATGGATAGCAGAAGATTCTTTCTGTGCTGATTCAGGATATGGTGGTAAGATAGATTTATATTCTAAATCTGGAATCTTTGTTGACTTTAAAACTAAAGATAACTTAGAAGGTAAAGACCCTGCTAAATTAGTATATGATGAACACGGTATGCAGTTGTCTGCTTATGCACAGGGCTGTGGCTTTGATAATCCACAAAGAGTTTCTATCTTTGTTGATAGAAAAGATACTGGATTAATCTCTTGTCATATATGGAATGATGAATCCCATGCAAGACATCTAGGAATGTTCAATAGTATATTAGATTACTGGAAGCTAGTTAAGAACTACGACTCCTCTATTGATAATGCCAGTTAGATTACCAAGAAAACCTAGACCTAAAAAGACAGGTGTACCTAAAGGGTATGATAGTATTTGGGAATATCAAATACATCAGACTCTTCTTAGGGACTGGCAACATCATTGGGATAACATAGACTATATAGTTAAGCATAAATACGAGCCTGACTTTGTTAAGATAATAGATGGTAAAACTATTTTAATAGAAGCCAAAGGTAGATTTTGGGACTATGCAGAGTATAGTAAGTACATACATATAAGGAAGGCTTTGCCTGAAGGATACGAGTTATTGTTTTTATTTCAAAAACCTTTTGCTCCAATGCCTCAAGCTAAGAAAAGAAAAGATGGAACTAAAAGAACTCATGCTGAATGGGCAGAGAAAAATAATTTTAAATGGTATAACGAAGAAAGTTTACCGAAGGAGTGGAGAAGCAGTGAACTATAAATTTAATGAAGATAAAATATTAAATGAACTAAAAGCATATGTAGGTAATACATACGACCAACACTATGCTAATGGTAAGTACCAAGCAACAGATATGATAATTGATTCGGGATATGGAGAAGGTTTCTGTCTTGGAAACATTATGAAGTATGCTATGAGGTTTGGAAAGAAGGAAGGAAAAAACAATTTAGACTTGTATAAAATTATACATTATGCTATAATAGCTATTCATGTCAACAACAAGGAACAAGATAATGGTGGAAGATAAAATAGGAACTAAGCCTTACTTAGGAATTGAAATAGATTATGATAAAGAAAAAACATTTGACAAGTTTAGCCTTGACACATTAAAAGATAGATATCTTTGGGAGAATGAAACACATGCACAAGAAGCATTCGCAAGAGCCTCCGTCTTCGGAGCAACCTACAAAGGCGAGACAGATTTTGAGTTGGCTCAAAGACTTTACAACTACAGTTCCTCTCGTTGGTTCATGTTCAGCACTCCTATACTTAGTAACGGGGGAACAAGTCGTGGGCTTCCTATCAGTTGTTTTCTTAATTATGTTCCTGACAGTCGGGGTGGTTTATCTGCTCACTATGACGAGAACATATGGTTGGCAAGTTCAGGTGGAGGCATCGGTGGATATTGGGGCGATATTAGGAGCAATGGTATTTCAACTACTCATGGCAGTCGTTCTACTGGAAGCATTCCTTTCATGCACGTAGTTGATTCACAAATGTTAGCCTTCAATCAAGGCACAACAAGACGTGGTAGCTATGCAGCTTACATGGATATAAGCCATCCCGAGATTGAAGAGTTTATAAACATGAGAAAAGAATCAGGTGGGGATATCAATAGAAAGAATCTCAACATACATAATGGTATAAACATTACTGACTCATTCCTTGAAGCAGTAGAGAAAGATGAAGACTGGAGATTGATTGACCCTAAGAGTAACGAAGCTGTTAAGATAATAAATGCTAGAGACTTATGGTGGCAAATCATTCATGCTAGAGCAGAGACAGGTGAACCTTACATGATTAACATAGACACCTGTAATAAATATTTACCTAAAGCACAGAAAGATTTAGGTCTTAAGATTAGACAGAGCAACCTGTGTTCAGAAATTACTTTACCAACAGACGAAGAACGAACAGCAGTATGTTGTTTATCATCCGTAAACTTAGAACACTTTGATGCTTGGTCAAAGGATGATAACTTCATACAGGATTTAATAACCATGCTTGACAATGTATTACAGCACTACATTGACAACGCAATAGATACAACACAACTAGGAGAATACAGTGCAAACTTTAAAAGATTTCAGAAATATGTTAGAGAAGGTAAAGAAGGATTTACTAAGTCTGCGTATTCGGCATATAGAGAGAGAAGTCTCGGACTCGGTGCAATGGGCTTTCATGCTTA